TTCTTCAAGTTTTTCTCCTGTAAATCCGAACTGATTATTTACTTCACCTATTGCCTCTCCTACAGCTTGTATTTCAGCAGGCAAAGTCTTAGTTACGTTTCTAAAAGACTTCTCAAGTCCTTCCATTGCCTCGCCTGTTGCGCCTGTTTTGGTCACAATAGTATCAAGAGCACCGTCAACCTCTTTCCAAGCAACCATTGATGCAGCAGCAGCGCCAACTATAGGAGCAGTGATTTTTGTGGTCATCTCTTTGCCTATTTCAGTTGTTTTCTTTCCGAACTTATCAAGATTTTCTGCTGTTTCTTTCCATTTATTGTTTGTCTCTTTAAGCTGATTTTCGAGTTTTTTAAGATCCTGTTCAGTTTTTATTACTTCTCTCTGTATGGCTCTATACTGTTCTTCTCCTATTTCGCCACGTTCAAACTGTTGTTGTACTTGTTTTTCTGCTTCTCTTAAAGTTTCTAATTTACTCTTTGTATTTTCTATTGCTTCACTTAATAACCTTTGTTTCTGAGCCAAAAGCTCTGTGTTTTTAGGGTCTAATTTAAGAAGTCGTTCTACTTGTTTGAGTTCCCCTTGAATGTCTCTGGTTTTTTTATTTACATCTTCTAAAGCCTTCGTAAGTTTCTGTGTATCCCCGCCTATTTCAATTGTTATTCCACGAATATATCTGCTCACTTTTTCACCTACCTTTAAAAGGCGTCAAAATCCGCTTGCTCTGCTATCCTTATTTCTTCCTCTTTATTTTCTTCATTAGAGTTAAGATTGTTATAAGTCGTTAAATAACCCACTATCATGCCGACAGTCATTTCGTTAAAGTCTGACAAAGTTATGCCCCTCTCCAATGCTCTAACCATCAAAACTTCTGTAGTTAGTTTAAACGAAGAGGGGCTTTTATCATCATCTTCTATTTTTTTTTACTTTGTACTGTTGATTTTAAGCAACTAAATATCATGTCAACGACTTCCGGAATAATGTCTATCAAAGGAAATTCACTAAATGTATCCAGCCACTCCATTGGAGGTGGTATAGATGGGTCTGCTGTCTTTGCTAATGTCCATACAAGATTATAAAATACTTCCAAGTCCAATGCTTCATAATTAGTTAATTCATTAGTTTTCGCATCTATTGAACCCTGCAACTTAAAAATATCCTGTAGCGCGTCTCTACCAAACTGCGCTTTATATTTCAGCAAAAAAGCGCCAGTGCTTTTGAATTTTACCTGGCGCCCATCTATCGTCAATATTTTTTCCATCTAATCACTCCTCTACAGAGTCTACATAGGTATATACTTGTTGATACCAAGTATTATATTGTGCTTGTCCTGGTTCTACTTTTGCTTTTACCATTCCAGTATCAGGAGCAGGACTTGCTACAATACTCATAGTTTCTGTCTGCGGTTCTGCGGTATTTGTTTTTGTCGCGCTTTGCAAATTAGGTCTGCTTGGGCTTACATTATATAAAACATGCCTTACTGCATTTTTGTCGCCGCTAAATTCAAAAAGCAGTGCAAAGTTTTTGGGTATTGCATTAGCATCTTCAAAAAGCACTCCGTTTGCATCTTCTTTGTACCCAAGCACATCTTTTTTAAATTCATCCGGGAATAAAGCTACTTCTAAATCACCTTCATATCCATCATTTGTGCTTGCAGTGTAATATAGCATATCATCTGCATAAAAATCCGTTCTTTCCCCTCTGGGGCTCAACGTAAGATTTACCGCCCCAGGTATTGACTTTGGTGTATCGTAAGTAATCTCACCGTCATTTTCAGTTATAACTGCATAATGAACATTTTTAAGCCCATACTTAACTTTATTTGCCATCTTCATACCTCCTAAATTTGAATTTCATAAATAACTTGATACATTTCTTCGCTTTCGATGTAGGTTTCTGACTTGTCGTAATAAATATCGTTTTCGTCAAAAACATTTTCTAACAACTGTTCACTTTCTAAATCTTTCTTTTCTGAATACAATTCAACTTGATAATTATCAAATCTCTTATATATCTTGCTGTCTGCTGCAAAATTGCTAGAGTAAGTAAACAGATAAATTATATAAGGCAGGCTAGGAGGCTCGTCAAAGTGGTGATAAGCAACTGGTAATCCTGTAGATTTCAATAAGTTATATAATTCATTCTGCGTCATGCTCCTAACCTCCTTTAACAACTTTCTCAACTTCTGCGGTAAATTCGTTAATCACCTGCTCCTCAACTGGTCTGATGTGGGATTTGCCTTGCACTCTGCCACCATCTCGTTTAGCATGACCATATTCTAGCAGATGGGTTAATCCAGGTTTATTTTTGTTGTAGATTATGTGAGAATTTGTTTCTCCAAGCTTTTTCTCTGTTTTTTTAGCCCATCCCTTAGCATATTCTCCAGTTTTCTTCGGTGATTCAGCTTTCAATTCTTTTACTGCGTTCTTTACTATTCTTTCACTTGCCTCATCTATTCCTTCTATTATATCCTTTGTATATTCCGCTAGCCCTTTAGCTATTTCATTTGCCAATTGGTCAACTGATATATTAGACATTACCAATCACCTTCTCACATATCAATTCCATTTCCTCAAAGTCCTTCATGTACGTTCTTATCACTTTATATTTTTTTCCTTCAAATTCAACTTTTTTTTCTCCGTTGAATTCATAAGCATGAATTATAAATGTGATTTCAGGTTTTAGTCCTGCTTGTGCTGCCGCGTAAAATTCATTTCTGCCAATCGATTTAACTGCACATAATATATTTGTTCTTGTTTCTATTTTTTTCTGCTGACCTATCTCGTCATATTCTATTGTGTAGTCTATCAGTGTTAATTCGTGATCATATGTCATTTTGCTCATCCTTTTTAGCTGCATGAACAATCAAATTATGCAGTCTGTATTGAAGATATCTAGGCATAGCACCTTCACTGTCTCTGTTTTGGTATCTCCATGTAGAATAATCTACCACGAACATAAGGTGATACGAATTAGTACTGTCTAATATTATACCTTTTTCGTCTTCTAATTCTTTTATTACTCCATCTACAATAGCAAGTAAATAGGTATCCCTAACGTTTGTAGAGATGCCTAATCTTGCCTTAACTAATTCCAGTACGGTTGATGTGTCCATTTACATCAACTCCTTTATCATCTCTGCTTTTGTCATTCGTGTATTTAACTCGACTCCTTTGCTTTTTGCATATTCAACTAATTCCATTTTGGTCATACTAGAAAGCCATCCTTCAGTTAAAGGATACTTATCGGCATAATCTTTCCAACTCCCGTCTCGCTCTATTGCCTCTACTAAAACACCATGAGCGGTAGAGTTTATTTCCTCATACCGCTCATGAGTTATATCTATTATCTGCCCAGTTTCGTATATTTCTTTTGTATATTTGTCTCTAAATTTCCTTAAAACCTTTACTTTCATTTAATTCAACTCCTTAGGCTTCAGGAGCATCTTCGATAGTTACAAGGACGAATGCTTCAGGCTTAACTGGTTTACCGTCAAATCTGCCTTTTCCTCTAAATGCTGTCTGGTCTTCTGCAAATTTTACATGTGTAGAGTTGTCGATAGTAATACTTTCTCTTTCCACAAGTGTGTATTTTGAAAAATCACCGAATAATACTGTATCGTCATCAAGGTTGTTGTTGAACACTACTCTAAGTCCTACTAAATCAGGTTGTCTTAAATTTGGTAATTTTCCTACCACATTACCGTTGCTGTCTACTTGTATGCTGTACTCTACTAATCTGTTGTAGTAAGTTGAACGCTTCATAACTGCTACTATTTCGCCTACACTGTCCTCTCCTGTGTCGATTAACCCTATTTTCTTTACAAGGTTTTTAAGTAAGTTCTCGTCTGCTGTAACAGTTACCTTATTTTCGTCTGGAAGACTTGGAATGATACCTGTAGGTTGTTTGTTCGCTGCACCTTCGCCTTCTACTATAGCTTTGTCTAGTGCTTTTGCAATAGCTCTTGCAATTTTATTTGTTACATAAGCGTCAAGATTGATTATACTGTCCTGTAATAAATAGTTGTCTACAAATGTTACCTTTCCTACTTTAAAACCGTCAAAATCAATATTTGTGATAGTTCCTACATCTCCAGTAGGTATAGTTCCGCTTTGTTCAATCCAGGTTGCTGGAGCAGTGTCTGTATCTACAAGTATTCTAGTAGTCCCTTTTACCTGAATTTTGTCTACTAATGGGTAAAGAGTTGTGTAATCTCCCATGATGTCCATAATTCTGTTTACTACAATGTCTGGAATTGTTAGCTCTCCACCACTAACCTCTCTTAAATGCCTAAACTTTTCATAAAATTCTCTGACTTCTTCCCTTTCATAGTATTCCCCTGTTCTAAGTAATTCTCTTACTTGCATTCTGTTCATATTCTCATTTCTCCTTTCCATTTTTTTTGAATCTCTTTTGTCGTTTTTAGGCTCTTTGCTGTTCAGCTCTTCAAGCTCACTTTCCAGCTCAGCAATCTCGCTTTCTAGATGAGATTTCTTTTCATCCAACTCTTTCTTTTCATCTTCAAGCTTGCTTACTTCTTCCTCTACTGCATTCAACTCTTCGTCTGTTTTAGCCTCATCTAATGCCTGCTCAAGTTCGGCTTCTCTGGTTTTTAAATCTTCTTCTTTTGCCTGCAACTCGGCAAGCTCTACTTTCCTCTGTTCAATTTTTTTGCTTATCATTAATTGTCTTAACATATATTCCTCAACCTCTCTTTCAATTTATTTTTTCTTAATTCAAGTTGTTTTTGTTTGTATTGCTCAACTTGCTTATGCCTAGCTTGTACACCAGTCTCTTCATAAGCAGGGAAGGTGCATACACTAACTTCATGCAAGTCTACTTCTTTTATGGTCCACTTTATAGTCCCATCTTCTCTATAGTCTGTTCCCTCGCTTATAATATTAAAACCAAACGAACACTGGTCCACATCTCCACGTTTTACTCTCTCATAAAGATTCACTGCATCAGTGTCATTTGGATTGATTTTTATCCTGCCCCATAAGCCTCGGCTATCTGTTTTTAGTTCTAATGTTCCTGCTTTTGTTCTCCCAAGTACAAGACTTGTATCATGATTTATTAGAGCCCTTATATCGTTTGATAGCGTATTATCGAA